TATTTGTACTTTATAGAAGTATCTTTTATTGTACCCATTCTTTCTTTTACCACAGAATTCATGGAAGAAAAGATTTGAATGTCTAATAAATCTTCAATGATTGCTCTACGGTCTGCAGGAGACAACTGCATGAACGGTACAAAAGAAGCTGAACCAAGGATGACTACTTGCGTGAAAGACTTATAATTTAATTTGAGAATAAATTTCTCTAGGTGTTCTTGATAGTCTTTTGCTTTGGCATCCTGGTCAACCAATTTATCATTACAATATACTTCAAAAGTATTGGGTTTAATTCCACGAATTACCTTGTACTGTTTTTTGCCAATGGCAAACTCAATCTCAATCACAGTCTCTTTACTGTTAATTGAATTTACAAGTTGTGGTTTGTTAATTTTACGAAATGGTTTGCCAAATAGGCCGAAACACAAGGCATCCAGAATTGTGGACTTACCCGCACCATTGTTACCAATGATTAATGTGTTTGGTGACCTTTGTAAATTAATTTCTGTAAATACATTGCCAGTGGATAAAAAGTTTTTCCATCTGACTTTCTCAAAAGTTATCATACTATATTAGTTTTCAATTATAAGGTAATATATCTTTTGGTATTATTTTTGTCTTGCATTAAAAGATTTTTCATGTGTTCAATTTGATCCATACCTAAGGTTTTTTCTATCCATGGATATAAAACGTGTTTGCCGTGAACTTCAACTTCAGAATATAAAAGATAACCATCAACTTCTGCATTCGTTAAATGAACAATATATAATCTCTTATAAGTTTCTAAGCAATGAAAGAAACGAATTTCTACGACAACATCTCCAATGTCATTTTTTGTTTCCGTACCAATTTGAGCAATTTCGTAAAAAAAGTTATATTCCATTTTATGCTTGTTCCGTATTTAAGGCCTCAATATAAAGTTCTTTAAGAACTGCTTTGAGTTTGTTATTATCTATATGTTCTTCTTTGATGCCATCAACAAATTTATTTATAATTGTCACAGTATCTTCTGCTTGATTAATTATATCATCATCTAGACCTTCTGTCAAGTCTATTATGTCTTCAGCAATGGTAATATCGACTGGATTGACATTATAAAGGTTTGCCATAAACCTGTCAAATAGATAGGGATTAGTTTTATTCAACACCACAACCTTCACATAGGTACCGGTAAACTTACCGAGGTCTTTACCGGTAATCTCACTTATGGTATTTTCTTTATCATCATAATACACTTTATGAAACATCACATTAGTGTTAGGTATGAATTCTAATTCTTGTGTACTTAAATCAAATAGGTGAAATCCTCTTTGGTCATCATAATCTTGCCATGTCAATTCATATGGATTACCCAAATAGTAAATGTTATCCGAATGACTACGGTGATGGTAATGGCCAGAAAAGACCTTATCAAATTTATTAAATATATTGCGGTCATATCCTTCATAATTTGGTATACCACGATTCATAGAAAATCCAGCAATCTCTAAATGCCCCATACAAAGTGTGGCTGGTGTATTTTTTAATTCTTCCATAGACTGTTCATAATTCTCTGTACAAATCCATGGTATCATACACACATCATGTTTCACCTCACCATAATTTAAATGTATGGTCTGTGGAGAATCAATGATGTTAATGTTTTCATATTCACCCAATAACAAATCTACCGAGTTAACATCATTAGTATTTTTAAAGTATGTGTCGTGGTTACCAGCCAACATATGAACTTCAATATTCATTTCTGCCAAAGTATTAAAGAATATTTCTTTAGAACGTTTCAAAGTAAAAAAGTTAACATACTTCCTACGGTCAAAGGTATCACCAAGAATTAATAGTGTTTTAATTTCTTCTTTTTCTAAGGTAGGAAAGAATATTTCTTTATAAAACTTCTCGTAATAATCTAAGAAATGTGTTGAATCATTCCTAGCTCCGAAATGCTGGTCCGTAATTATTGCTACTTTCATGTTCTATTATCTTTTTTTACAACATCTTTATTAATGTGTTGTATCTGTATTACTAAATTTTTCTGTTCATTAGCGAATGTGGTTGCTTCTAATAAGGTATTAAAATGTTTGGTATCTAAACCATACCCATCATCTTTTATGTAATAAACTCTGTACATTATATCACTCTCCTAAGAACTTTTCAATACCCTTAGGCTTCTTTACCTCTTTCTTTGCCTTTTTAGCATCTTCATAGTTTTCAATGAATTCTGAAATATTCTCATAAAGTTCAAATTGCCTTGTGGTACCGTCTTCAAACTCTAACATTTCGAACTCATCTAATATACCCATCTGCTCTGTGGCTTTATACTTCACATATAGTTGTTTCTTTTCTTTTTGTATTCTACGTAGAAAGGCATAGTAAATAATTTGAGTGAAATAGGCAAATGGATTCTTTGATTTGCTAGGGTCAAAGTTATCAAAGTACATCAAACAGTTCTCAATACCATCAGACATCATCTCGTCACGATAGGTATAGTTGATAAAGTTTGGTTTATGTGACAGCCCTTCGGCAATCTTCATAAAGCACTCACCAATGTAGTTTGGAATAGGTGGTTCTGGAAGTTTATTCGTCTTACACCGCTTCTGTTCTTCTTTGTAGTCTACGAGAGCTTGAAGAAAGTCTGGATTGTTAATATAGTGTTTTTGTTTTTTAATCGTTGTTGTCATGTTTACCACATAATGTTATTGACATTCGCTTGACAAGTGTGTACAGTCGAGTATGTCCTGCTTTGAAAGTGTTAATGTAAAGTATCTCCATTACCAGGAAGATCCTCAAATTCATTAATCATTTGAGTAATTTCCTCCTCGGACATTTTAGTTACTTCGTTCTTTGCCTTAATGAGTCCTTTGATTCTAGATACCGTATTGATATAATACTCACAGAACTCCTCATCTGGTTCCAAAATAGAAAGAACATCTTTAGTGAATATTTCCACAGAGTTTCTTTTTACTAGTTGGACAGGCAACCAATGATTCATAATTAAACCTGTATCTTTACTACGATAATCAATTTGAAATTCCATAGGTTCTTCTAACGTGATACGATCCAGACTAGTTGCCGATACGTTGGCTATCAAATCTGTACCATTCTGTAGTTTAATTATTTGTGTTTTACACTCAAGCATTTTTTAATCCTATTTTGTATATTTTAAATGGGAATTGTTCATCATTATATATCTTTGTTCGTTCCACGAAATGTTTTAGTGTATAATTCATATGTTTCTTGTATCTCAAATCATCCGATATATCATAAAGTGTTGCCATATCTTTGCCTTCATTTTGGCGTAAACCTCTTCCAATGGATTGTAAAGTTCGTATTGTTGATTTAGTTGGCATTGCAAATATAATGTTATGTAAATTCCTAATGTTAATTCCGGTACTGAAAGTACCAAAAGAAGCAACAACAATAGCATCATTCTCAATCTCCATAATTTTACGAATGTTCTCTCTGTCTGTGGTCTCAGTACCACCATACACAAAGAATACTTTTCTATCACCAATCTTCTCAGTGTTTCTTATCATATCATACAGTATTCTACCGTGTTTGTCAACCATTTGAAATAATACTAATGTATTTTTACCTAAGGAAACCGCAAGATTCTTAATGAATTTATTTCTAGTTTCATGTGAAATCAAATATTCTATTTCTTCTTGGTAAGTCTTATCTTTGGCATACAAACATTCTTCATCTGAGTGTTTGAGTACCAGACATTTAATTTCAAAGTTAGATAGTTGGTTGTTATCAATTAATTCTTTTGTTGTCGTTACTTTTTTAACAGGACCAAAAAGACCTTCTAACACCAGTTTATGAGTTTTGGTACCATCAAGTGTACCTGTTAGACCAATACGATATTTGGCATTGACACAAGAAGTAAGTATTGTAGTAAGTGATTGTGCTTTGAATAGGTGTGCTTCATCACCTATGATATAATCAAATTGTTCAAAGTATTCTTTAGGCAACTTGTATAAAGATTGCCATGTGGAAATTGTAAGTGGTCGGCTTGACACCTTATCTTTTCCTTGATATATTCTATGCACCAAAGATTCAACAGAATCATTGTTATAATCAGCAAAGTCTGAATATAATTGTTCCACTAAAGAAGTGGTTGGAACAATCACTAGGCCTTTAAGATTTTGATATTTGTGTAATTGTTGGAAAATTAAATATATAATGAGTGATTTACCTGATGCGGTAGGAGATAATAACATTGCTCTACGCCTTTGCATGGCATGAACAAAGGCAGCAATCTGATGTTCTCTTACCTCAATAGGTTCACCACGTGCGTGTATGTTTAATTCTTCGATAAATTTTTTGGCGTGGTATAAAGAGAATTCATCTTCAACAAAGTCGTGTGACCATGTATAATCTCTTTCTTCACAGAACTGTTCTATGTATGGAAGTAATCCAATGTATATTCGATTTTGCCTTAAATCAAATAAACGGATTTTACCGTCCCAGATTTTGTTTCTATAGGCAGGAACAAACTGATAACCTGGAACGAAGAATGTAAAAAATTCTGATATCTCTTTGGCTATGTGGTTTTCACATTCAACCTTTAAGTATACCTCATTTACTTTTGTTATTACTACGTGTTCTTTATTGTCCACCGATGAATTTTTCCCATGATATAAAATCACGGAGTTGCCACGTTCTCTGTTTCAATTCATTCATAATTGATTCTATAACAGATACCGTTTCTTCGTGATATACTTTCTTTTCCAATAACTTGATTAAATCAGCATCGGCTTCCAAATAAGTATTTATGTCTGACTTTAAAGTGAATTGAAAGGGTTCCCATCCATACTC